TGAGGAAAATTATGATAGCGAAAGTGAAAATTTCTACGGAGAACCAAAGGCTGATAGGTTTGATGAAATAATAGATTTATTAAAACAAGGTAATATTTATGGAGAGAAGGAAGAAATAACTTTAGGTGTTGTAGATGTTCCTATTGAGAAACAAATTGCAATTGATAAGGCTTCTACTAAAGGATTAAAGTCTGAAGAGTATGCTAATAATTCAGAAAATAAATTAGACAAACTAAGGAAACTACGCCGTGGCAATTAAACCCATAACGAATACAAATGCTCCAAACGAATCGACAATTAATCGAGCTAATCAAACAAGCATTCGTTCCGAAAAAGGTAATTCAAAAGTTGTAATTAAAAAAGGAACGGGTCGTAATGCAGGTAAAGGTTTATCGATTGGTTTGACTGATATCGACACTACCGTGATAAGACATATGCAAAACGTGATGAAACCTATAGTTAGGGAAGCAAATGAAATTATTAAAGTACCTGTTATGTATGGCAATGAAGAAAGGTGGAAATCTATAAGAAATCGTGGTGTATTAAGAGATAAAAACAATACAATTATTTTACCAGTTATAGTGATTAAGAGAACAGGTGTTGCTATGAATGACCAAATGCCATTATCATTCGACAACGATGTTCAGGGTAAATTCATTAGTGTAGTCAGATCAAGTAATGGATGGAGTAAAAATAATCGATATGATAGATTTTCAGTATTAACTGGTCAAAAACCAGTAGAAGAATTTATAAAAACAGGTATGCCAGACTTTGTAGTATGTACGTATAGCATCGTAATGATGACTGCTTTTATGGAACAAATGAATGATTTAAACACCATAATGGTAGAACACTTGGAAACTTATTGGGGTGATTCGACAAGTTATAGATTCTTAACGGCTTTAGAAGGTGATATATCTAATGAAGTTCAAATGGAATCACAAGGTGAGAGATTAATAAAAAACGAACTAACTATAACGATTAAAGGATATATGATACCTGAATTCACAGATAACGTATTTGGTAAAACTGCTGAAATGCAAAGAGCATATAAACCAAAAAAAGTGTCGTTTAGTGAAAAACTTTTATAATTATATATATAATGGTTTTATTTAAATTAACACAGCATAGAGGTTATTAACATGGCAAAAGAAATTAAATTTACAGAAGATGAACTGAAATCACTTGGTGACTTACAAGGTAAGTACAATGTAGTTACTAATAAGTTTGGTCAGGTAGCTATTGCAAAATTAAATTTTGAAAAACAAAAAGAATCTATAGAAGATGAAGAGTTCAAAATTACTGAAGAACTCGAATCTGTTCGTGCTGAAGAACAAACACTTCTAAATGATATTACTGAAAAATACGGACCTGGTCAATTAGATCCACAGTCTGGTATATTCACGCCATCTACAGAAGTAAAAGAAACTGCTACCGAGTAATAACTGAATAATAAAGTTCTCTTTTGGTTTTAATGTTATATTTATATATGAATAATTATATTTAATCCAAACCTTTCGGAGACTTTAAATGGCTGAAAAAATACTTAGTCCAGGTGTATTTACCAACGAAATAGACCAATCTTTCTTACCCGCAACTTTAGGACCCATAGGTGCGGCAATCGTTGGTCCGACTGTCAAGGGTCCAGTTTTAATCCCAACCGTAGTTAGTTCATATAGTGAGTATGTTAATATATTCGGTGAATTAATCACAAGTGGTTCGGATAAATATCAATTCTTAACATCACATACTGCTAAAGAATATTTACGACAAGGTGGTCCTTGTACAATCGTTAGGGTTGCTGGTAATGATACTGCTAAAGCTACTTCTAATGTAGTTTCTGCTAGTATAACAATGTTCACAATAGAAGCATTAGGTGATGGTCCACAATTTAATAATGCTGTAGGTACATATGGAACAGATGCTCTACTAACACCACAGAAAGAAAGTACACGTGATTGGGCTTCTGGTAGTTATGGTGGAACATCTGATAACTTCCGTTGGGAAGTATCACAGAAAAATACAGCTAAAGGTACTTTTACTCTTTTAATTCGACAGGGTAATGATACGAATAAGAAAAAGAAAGTAATTGAAACACATGCTAATTTATCACTTGATCCAGAATCAACTGATTACGTTTTAAAGAGAATTGGAAATACAACAAATACAGTTGCTTCGGAAGGTGGTGTTGCTTATATACAACCAACTGGTGAATTTCCAAATCAATCAAATTATGTTAGGGTAAACGACCTTCCTGAAGCTAAAAAAACTCCAAATTGGATAGATGAAAATGGTACTGTAAATTCACCTTATAATGGAAGTGAATCACTTTATTTGCCTGCAGTAGGTACTGGAAGTGCAAATGGCGCATTTGATGGTGGTACTATTGGAAGTACAGAAGTAGAACACCCATATAACTTTTATGATAATATAAATGCTAGTAATTCACAAGGTGTGGATATGTCAGAGAGTAATGATAGACCATCTGGTGCTTCGGTTGGTGGTGGATATGGCACGGCTATAAGTTTGTTAAAGAATAAAGATGAGTATGATTTTAATCTATTGTTTTTACCTGGAGTTGTTGACCAAGAAACTGATCATAGTGACGTTATAAGTGATGCAATTCAGATGTGTGAAGACAGAGGTGATTGTTTCTTAGTTTATGATAATACATTAAAAATCGATACAGTAGCTACGGCTAAAACAAATACAGAAGCACGTAACTCAAGTTATGCCGCTACTTATTATCCTTGGGTACAGATACAAGATGCCACGACAGGTAATTATCGATTTGTTCCACCTTCAGTCGTTATGGCTGGTGTTTATCATTTTAATGATACGATTGGACAACCTTGGTTTGCTCCTGCTGGATTAAACAGAGGTGGAATTGATAGTGCCGTTCAGGCTTATAAGAAATTAAGTCAAAGTCAACGAGATGAACTCTATGACTCAAATGTTAATCCAATTGCTACGTTCCCAGGACAAGGTGTTACTGTGTTTGGACAAAAGACAACACAGAAGAAAGCAAGTGCTTTAGATAGAGTAAATGTAAGACGACTATTGATTGATGTTAAGAAATTTGTTGCTCGTTCTTCAAGAGGATTGGTATTTGAACAAAATACAAGTGATTTGAGAAATCAATTCTTGAATATTGTGAATCCATTCTTAGAACAAGTACAGTCAAATGCTGGATTGAATGCATTTAGAGTCGTGATGGATGATAATAATAATACTCCTGAAACGATTGATAGAAATATGTTAGTTGGTCAAGTATTCTTACAACCAGCAAGAACTGCTGAATTTATTGTGTTGGACTTTGTTGTTCAACCAACTGGCGCGGCTTTCCCTGAATAATTTTTTAATAAAGTGATATTTATTACTATAGGAGATAAACAATGGCAGAATTATTAGAAGCGAATAAGATATTTTATACACCATATGAACCGAAGTTAAAGAATCGTTTCATCATGGAAATTGCAGGTATCCCAGCTTTTACAATCAAAACAGCACAAAGACCACAGATTACTTTTGATGAAGTAACTTTGGAACATATGAATATTACCAAGTATGTCAAGGGTAAAGGCCGTTGGCAAACATTACAGATTACACTGTATGACCCGATTGTTCCGTCTGCTTCTTCTGCCGTAATAGAATGGATAAGATTACATCATGAAAGTGCTACTGGTCGTGATGGATATCAAGATTTTTATAAGAAAAACATTACATTTCAAGTATTAGGACCTGTTGGTGACATTGTTGAAAAATGGACACTATATGGTACTTACATTCAAGATGCTGCGTTTGGTGATTTAGATTTTAGTGCTTCAGAGCCAGTTGAAATCACCTTAACATTAAGGTACGATTACGCTATACTTGAATTCTAAATAGTTTTAACATCAAGGAGTTATAATGTCAGAACATAAGTTCCCTACGGAAGTTATTGATTTACCATCTGGTGGAAAAGTATATTCAAAAGACTCACCACTATCATCGGGTAAACTCGAATTAAAATA